AATTTACTTATACAAATGAAACTCAATTTATGATCTCAATGCACAAATGTATTAATTATATAAACTTCAATACACCTAAACATCTAAGAGTACCATACGAGATGATTATAGGGCAGGCAGCGTTAGAGTCTGGTTGGGGTACAAGTAGATTTGCTAAAGAGGCAAACAATCTATTTGGTATTAGAACATTTAGTACAGAAGTACCACATTTATTACCTGCAGGTGTTAAGAAATGGCCAGGTTGGGGTGTAAGAAAATTTAAATCAAAGTGTGCGAGTGTACAAGAATATATAAGATTATTAAATGAACACCCAGCATACAAAGAGTTTAGAGAATTAAGAAAACAATTATTAAAAGATGGTGAGAAACTAGACGCTAAGGCGTTAGTAAGAACTTTAGATAAGTTTTCTACTACAGAAGACTATGACCAGAGAGTTATAAATATTATGGGTAAAGTTAGGAGTGTTTTAAATGATACAAAAGAAGCAGAAGAAACAGAAGTTAAAATACTACCAGAAACAAAACCATAATGCGTAATCTATTCTTTATTCTATTAGTATTCATAAGCGCCATATCTATATCAGGTATTGCTGCCGCTTATAGTATCATAGGTCTAGCAACTCTTTTCGCAGGTGCTAAAGTAGCAATTATTGCTATGGGTACTTCACTAGAGGTTGGTAAACTTGTAGCCGCCAGTTGGCTATATCAAAACTGGAATAATAAGAACTTACCATTTTCAATAAAATCATATTTAACAACTTCTGTAATTGTGTTAGTGTTTGTAACCAGTATGGGTATCTTTGGTTTCTTATCAAAGGCACACCTAGACCAAGTAAGACCTACAAGTAATAATGCAGTATCAATTACTTTAATAGATAAACAGATTGACCAGCAAGAGATAATCATAACAAGAGCAGAAAACACACTTGATAGATTAGATAAAGCGTTAGATGTTTATATAGATAAAGAATATGTAAGTAGAGGATTAAAAGAACGTAAGAAACAAAAAGAAGAAAGAGATTTTTTAAATAATGAAATAAGAATTGCAATGGATAAGATTGCAGAATTGACATTAAGTAAAGGTAATATAGAATTAGAACAGTTAAAGATAGAGGCAGATGTAGGACCTCTTAAATATGTAGCTGAATTAATATATGGAGATGAGGCAAAAGACCATTTTGATGAGGCAGTAAGATGGATTATTATAGTATTAATATTTGTATTTGATCCATTAGCTGTATTGTTGTTGATTGCCGCTAACATATCATTACGAGAAAGAAAAGAAGCAAATGAAACGAAAAAAATTAAAGAAGAAAAGAATAAGAACTGGCAACAAGAAGCGCTTAGAGCAAAAACTACAGCGCAAACCCTCCGAGATAAGCAAAAGTATTATAAAAGTTTTTTTGAAAAATTAGGCAAACGTGATATTAAGAATAGAGATTACGAAGAGTTTTTTAGAAATATGGGAACGGAAGAGTTGTTGAAATTAGGTTTAGATCCAGATGAGATAAGAATTAAACTAGACCAGATAATGGAATGGAATGAAAAACCAAAAGAATAGAATATTAGAATGGCATAAAGGAAGAGTTGCTTGGTTTCAGAATAAGACAGGTGTATCTAACTATGGTATGTTATGGTATTCATTTATCAAAGGTGTTATAATCGGTATAGTAATTATGCTATTAACTGGTTGTGGTACGATACCTGCCGTTGTAGGTACTTCTGCTACTACATATGAAACATATAAGACAGTATCAATTGTCAAAGGTGGTACAGACCTAGCATTGGCTGCTAATGATAAGAAAACTACAGATGATTTTATGTTATCTAAAATTACAGGTTATGATTGTGAGATAAGACGTGTATTAAAAGATGGTATAGAAGCAATTTGTAAAGAAGTGAAGCTTGACAAACCAAAGGAAGAGTGATATTATGAATAGTATTGAATCGTTGTTTTGGCATAGAGTTGAAAACCTAGAAAAGGCTATCAAACTTGCTAAAGATGTAGAATTCAAAGCGTTATGGAGAGATAAGTTAAGAGAACTTATGAAAAAGATACCTAGACGTTTAGTAAATTAGGAGAACAAAATGGACAAGAGAGCGATTATAGACGCAATTAAAAAACACGCTGAAGGTAACGTTGCTAAAGCAAAAGCAAACGTAGATATATTTTTAAATAATCCTGTAGGTGTTGCTACTCACGGTGATGTTTTAGAAACTATTACAAGTGAAGTTAAGAAGATTGCAGATAATGAAGAAATAATCAAAACACTTGAAACACATTATTTCGGTGAGTAAAGGAAGGATAACACCATTATTAAAAAAGTATTTTGGTGGAACTAAAGATGAGCGTAAAAGGATTAAAAGACTTGAAGAGAAAAAGAGAGCAGATAGTTTTAGCAGGAATGGCCGCAAAGAAACAAATAAAAGTAGATAGAACTGAATATCAGGAAATTGCTGATTGTATTAGAAGTGACCAAGTACCTGCCGCTGCTGTAGTTGAATATTTTGGAGATAAAAAGTTTTATGCGTGGTACAAAGAGAGATACCTACAAGGTGTCAAATAGTATTTTAAAACATTGGAAGTGGATTAAGTCTTTAGGTGTAAATATTTGTTTAAAAACAGGTAAAATAACATCTAAATTCGCAGGTTATGATATACCTGACTATTCAACAAACTATAAATATAAAACAAGTGATGTGATTGGTACAGCTGCGACCAAGAAGCCTATTATGAAGGTGACATTACCAGCAGGTAAAACGATTGCACCTGCTTATAATAAAGGCGGTTATATGGTAGTAGACCAGAAGGATTTTAAAACTATGGGAAGAAAAATATAATGCCCACTTATAGCTTTGAGAATAAAAAGACAGGTGAAGAGTGGACAGACATAATGACTATTGCTGAAAAAGAAAAGTATTTGAAAAAACATAAAGATGTTAGACAAATAATTACAGCAGTAAATATTGTATCAGGTACAGGTAGCACAAATATTAAAAATGACGCTGGTTGGAAAGAGAACTTACAAAGAATATCAGAAGCTCACCCAACAAGTAATCTAGCAGATAGATATGGTAAGAAAAGTGCTAAGGATATAAAAACTAGACAGGTAATTGAGAAACATATTAAAAGACAAAAGGCTCAACTAACTCCTAGTAAACCTAAAACTGAAAGACACCAAATGTATCAACAAAGAATGAGTGCTGAGAAAATAAATTATTTTAATAGAAACAGAAAGACCACTACAGGCAGAGGAGCTGCTGATGGTGGCGCACCAAAGAACAAATGGTAAACAACTATGGCAAATAAAGACATACCAGATTTTATGCGTGGGTTTGATTTAGATAACGATTGGGGATTTACTCCAGTTTCATCTAAACCTAGCGATGATAAACCTGCTATTGATCCTAAAGTAGTAGAAGGAACAAACATTGAACTATCTAAAGTTAAGTCAGATGTATCTACTATTAAATCTATGATGAACGAGATTATGCAAATAGTGAACGATAAAGAAACGGTTACAAAAGAAATAACAGATGAAGAAACAAAACAAAAGTTTAAAGATATTGAAAAGATTGTATTGCCGTTTTTATATAATTTATCAAAGAGTGATGAACCTTATATACATTGGCCAAATAGAGGTCCAATTATTAAGGCACAAATAGAGAAAATCTTAAAATTAACGAGAGGATAATAAATGAAGTTAACAAATAATTTTTCGTTGAAGGAGATGACTGCCAGCCAAACTGCTGACAGACACGGTATTAGTAATAATCCTAGTGAAGACCATATGGATAATTTAAAAAGACTATGTGAGAACGTACTACAAAAAGTTAGAGACCATTATGGTAAGGTAGTATCAATATCAAGTGGTTACCGTTCTCCAGAGTTATGCGTTAAGATTGGATCCAGTCAAAAATCACAGCACGCCAAAGGGCAAGCCGCTGATTTTGAAATATTTGGAGTCCCTAACGCCGAACTAGCAAAGTACATAATTGACAACTTGGATTTTGACCAGTTGATACTGGAATTTCACAATCCAGAGGAACCTAACAGCGGTTGGATCCATTGCAGTTATAAAAATGCAGAAGACAACAGAAAACAAGTGTTAAGAGCTTATAGAAATAGTGATGGAAAGACTATATATGAGCCATACGACCCTAGTTGAGCCGTTGAAAGTCTTAATAATAGGCAAATAGAGGACCGTAATAAACTAACGGACCATTATATGCTACATAGGTCAATTTAAGCATTGACTTTGTGCCAATATAATGTTATATTATAGTTATGAATATAGAAAAAAAGATTGAAGTTTTAAAAGAAACTATTAAATGGTTTCGTAAACAAATAGAACCACACGATTGTGGTTGGATGTATACAACCATTGATGGTTTGAAACATAGAATAAGTGTTTTGAGGAAAGATTTGAGGTTAAAAAATGGCAAGAAAAGAATTTAATTGGGTTGATATAGATAAGACTAAACTTCCTAAAACAAAAGGTAAACGTATAGATGGTTTTCGTTTCTATGATGTAGATGGTAAAAACTATCCATCAATTACTACAGTATTAGGTGTTCAGAAAAAAGAAGGCCTAGAGAAGTGGCGTAAAGCAGTTGGTGAAGAAGCTGCCAATTGGGAAATGGCTAGAGCTGCTCGTAGAGGTAAATCCACACATACACTAGTTGAACAATATTTAGCAAATGAGTCGCCAAATATTCGTGATGTATTACCATTAGGTTTGTTTAGATTAATGTTACCATATTTGGATCAAGTAGATAATATCCATTTGTCAGAAGCAATAATGTATAGCCACAAATATACAATTGCAGGACAAGTAGATTGTGTCGCAGAATATAATGGTAAGTTATCAGTTATAGATTTCAAAACAGCAAATAAAGAACGACAAGAAAGTTGGATAGAGAATTACTACATACAAACGTGTGCTTATGCATTAATGTATGAAGAGATATACGGTAAACCGATAGAGCAATTAGTTATACTAATGGCAGGTGAAGACGGTACAATGAGATCCTTTATCAAAGACAAAGCAGAATTTGTTCCTAAATTGCAGAAATCTATTGAGTATTTTTATAAATACTATCAAGAACTAAACAAAGATAAAATCAAGCAAGATAATTAACAAAGTGGCCTAAATTTTATCCACGAAAGGTCATTTATGTTTAAGAAAACAATCATAGGAATAGTTGTGTCATTACTATTGACTATAGGTGTATCTGCTCAAGAAACAGATAACACTATAGAGCCTTTACAGCCTGAAACCGAACAGAAATTATATTGGATGTCTATGCCAGTAATTTGTGGTACACAGGAAAATGTGGAAGACTATTTAAAAACATTTAAATTCGTTATGGCGAATATGTCTGTAGGTAGAGCTGGTGCAAAGGAAGATGGTGAGATAGTTTATTATGTAACCTATTGGATATCAGAAGATTTTAGGCAATCAATTTCAGTAGTAACCAATATGACGGCTACTGAATCTTGTATGATGTACAAGTCTTTTGATTTACAATGGACTGAACCACCAAAGATGGGAAAAGATTTATAGTATTTGACGTTGAAGGTTAGTCAATAACTAGTGAGGACGTGGGTGCGATTCCCACCACCTCCACCAATTTAGAACACATTTAAGTGTGCTGTAAGGGGGTGAGTTAGATTCGACTACTACTAAACCTAACTGGAGTTAAATCGCTGACACCGTACTGTTAATTTTAAACGGCGAAGGTAACTTTGCTCTTGCTGCCTAGTTAATAGGTAACGGCGTTTGTGTGTACGTGGCAACAGAAACACACACTTTACTTTTTTATGAAAGTGTGATATATTAATAATATGAACTCAAAAGAATTTTCACTTATAATAGAGGACCTAGTCAAAAAGCATAGAGATATGTCTTATATGGACGCCATTATACATTATTGTGAAGAGAATAATGTTGAAGTAGAATCAGCTGCCAAAATGCTGACAAAACAAATAAAAGAAAAAATACAATTTCAATCACAAAAACTAAATTTAATAAAAGGTC